CTGAACTTTTGCCCACGCTGATCCGCTGGCAAAACATGGCCTATACGGACGGCGCTCAGAGTGCTGAATACCAGGTGCAAGGGAATGATGTAGTTCTAATAACAGAATATTGATATGGCAAGTTTCAATGACATACTGGCGAACGTACAAGCGGCAATCCCCCAGCTTACGAATACCTCTGCCGGGTCGGTGTATCAGCGGATCATCAAGGCTTTTTCGGATGTGATCGATACCGTCCGCACGGAGATCGGCAATACCTGGACGACGATACAGTCTTATGTAAGGCAGAATAGGTACGGGAAAGCCAAATATTACGAAGATGCGGCTAAGGCTTTTCAGTATGGGGATAATTTGGAGTTCGACGAGAATTACCAACCCTACTATCCCACTATCGATACCACAAAACAGATCGTCAAACAGGCATCGGCCGATATATCGACCTCTACGGTGGAAATCGGGGGTGAGGATTATCCGGTTTCTACCCTGTCGTTAAAGGTGGCCGCACAGAATGAAAACGGGCAGCTGATTCCTTTGACTGACGAACAAAAGCAAGCCTTCGATACCTACATGAAGAATTTTGAAATTCCGGGCATCCTGCTTAATAAGTATTCGCTTGCTGGCAATGTTGTCAAGTTTGCCACGATGAACTGCGTATACTCTCCGCAGTACGATCAGGCAACAATTGCATCCGGCGTAGTTGCGGCTATGGAGCAGTTCAGGGATTCGATGAGCTTCAATTCGGCCTTTTACCCGAATCACCTTGAGCAGTACGTGCGGAGCAACGTGCCGGGAGTGGTAGATTTTTATCTGGCAGGCGGTCAGATTCAGACCGACACGGGTTGGCGGCCTTTTACGGAAAGCGTAATAATCCCTGCCGGGTATTTCAATTACGAAACCGACTTTGAGAAGAATATAACTTATGTTTCGGGAAACTGACATACGAAAGCTCACCATGCTCTACCTCCGACAATATTGGTCGGTGACTAAATCGCTGACCTTATCGGTGGCTTATAGGTTGGTGTACTGCTCGCTCACTCCTTTGCACACTCCACTGGCTGATTTGTTTGCTTTTCGTCTAAAACAGAAACTTCTCGCCCTCATCCCGTGGACGTATGGTTCAGCCTTGAAATATTTGCGAGATCATTATTCCGAGCAGATAGATTTTGAGTATTTAGGGGCGAACGAGACTGTATGGCTGGCTCCGGACGATGCCTCGAATGATGTGTGGTTGACATCGACGACAGCCGATCCGGTTTATCTGACCCCAAATCTGGAAAGTGTAAGCGGCATTAATATTCTAATAATATGGGTGCCTCAGTCCTTAATGGATGATAGCGCTTTGTATTCTCAGTTTCTGGCAGATTTGAACACCTTAATTCTTGATGGGATAACTTACAAAATCAAAGCTATATGAGTTCGATAAAGAAATACAACGTTCAGGAGACGAACAAAACTCCTTTTTTACAGTCCGATGCTGCTCAGTGTACAGACAACGTTATGACAGCTGTTTCCGGCTTGGCTGACGTGCACTTTGCTATTTTGAGTGGCCTGACGTACAGCGGGAATACCTACGGGGCCG